CATAAGATATGAGATACATTTGACCATAAAATAAATCCTGAATATTTAAAGGCATTTCTTTGTACATGATAATATCTCCAGGCTTTAATATAGGTTGCATTGAATCTCCTACAATTTTAATTGCACCATCACATTTTGGTAAATTGGGAATACTTATAGTATCTATAACATTTTGGTGATCGTTATTTAAAAACTCCTTTAAGCCTGCTGTTGCGTTAAAATCGTATAATGGGACATCCTGGTGATCAACCTTTTTCTCTGTGTATTTTGGTTTGTGAAGTTGGGTTATTTCCATATCTGGCTTTTGATCACCTTTATTTGTTTCTTTTAGCATGTTACCACTTCCTGAAAGTAGCCAAGAAGCCGAAAGATTTTCGCATTTTGCAAAAATAAGATCGTAATCAATAGTGTTTCTAGCCTTCCATGTACTAATGGTTGATGGTGAAACACCTAGAAGGTTTGCAAATTGCGAGGCGCTACCACCTGCAAAATGCTTAATAATGGCATCTAATCTATCTTTTTTGTCCATATTTTTCTCAAAATGCGAATTTTTAGTCTATTTTGTTTGCGAAATGCAAATAATTATATATCTTTGCATCGTGTTCAATATACAACACGCCCCAAATGTAGTGAAAAATATTGAATTACACATTATAAATATATTAGAAATAATTTTTAATAACAAAAAGGGGGCTTGAAAATAGCCCCCAATAATAAAACTAAGAAAAAATGAAAAGAATTATTTGTACAATTTGTCAATTATTGAAATCATGGATTCTTCAGAACCATCAGATTTCTCAAAAACATCATTTGCTCTCACAATGTGATGTGGAAAGATTACACGAGTTACATCGTATCCTTCAAGGTCTCCCTGGATATAAGCGACATCCATCAACACTTCTAATTGAAAGCATCGGCGATTTATCACTTCTTTCTCAGGAGAATCAAGGTCGGGTTGCGTGCCTAATGAAGAAAGATTTTCTCGTTCGAAACGCCAAAGAAAAAACTTTGCAAGCCAGACCTTGTCGTTTTTCTCTTCATCGTGCGAGAAAAGTGTAGCTAACGATGAAACATAATAATTCCTTAAAGCTTCTAATTGAGCCTTTAATAAAATAACTTCTAAATTCATAATTATATAATTTATTATTCACTACAAAAATACAAAAAAAAATGAAAAGATATATAGTAGTATCAGATACTGAAAGAGAGCGTTTGGTGCGTGTTTATAAAGTTAATGCTCGCACAGTGTATAACGCATTGACATATTCAAGCGACAAAGGTCGTGGATTTACAGATACAGCAAAGCGAATTAGAGAAGACGCCTTAAGACATGGTGGAATTATCATGAATGGCGATTGCGTGGAGATGGAAACTCTTCACTTTCACGATAAAACAATTGTGCAAGTATTTCCTGCAGATAGAGAGATACGCATTAGTGGAGACAAAGCAAGACTTTACAAACAAGGCAAACTAATAAAAGAAATCGAAACCCCACTTATTGCAGAATTGGAAAAACTTCAAGATGAAATTCGCCCACATTTAAGAGATTATACTAACGTCCAAAGATTATAATAATGATAGAATATTACAACGATAAACTTTGCATAGCGTCAAATGAGCTCGTTGAGCGAGGTCTTATTTCCTATGACAACTATAAAAAGATGGTTGCACGAAAAAAGTTTGTAGTTGTACGCCAAGGAAAAGGATTAGGTAATTACGCTTTAGTCGCTGTTGATAGTCTTCCATCTGATATGAAAGAAGCTGTTAGAGAATGGTATCCAAATATCGAAATAACACGCCTTGTGAAGTGGATAAAAGATAACTATATCTATGATAGAAACGCTTACAATTTCTATTCAGACGAGGAGTTATGTGGCGCAAAGCTTTCACAAAAGCACATTTTAGAATACACCAACAATGCAAGTGTGATTCAATGTGCAATATCACTTTATAACAATGCCAAAGCACAACACCAGGTGATGGGTGAAAGATATGACTGGGAGATGATGACACAATGCCTTGATTTGATAAAAAAGGAATTTAATCACACGCTGCCTTCAAGTGTTATTCGCTTTAGAAAGAAAGTGAATGAATTTAAGAAGCAAGGCTATAAATGTTTAATAAGTGGCAAATTTGGTAACCAAAATACCAGACGAGTTGACTACAAAACAGAGCAATTGATTCTTGGTTTAGCGATACAGGGTAATCAGCCATTTGCAAAGCAAGTCTATGACATGTATATTTCTTTCGTTTGTGGTGAAATTGAAGCCTTTGACCCCTCTACAGGTGAAATGTTTAACCCAGACGAGTTTGTCGACAAAAAAGGCGAACCTAAAAAATTGAGCGAAGCAACCATAAACTTCTACATGAATAAACCTAATAATAAGGTTTTAATTGAGCATAAATTGAAGAGTTGGACCAGCTTTATGCATGAAAATGCGCCACACGTGCATCGTCATGCACCAGAGTTCTCACTTTCAAAAGTCAGCTTTGACGATAGAGATTTACCACGCAAGTTGAAAGATACGAAACTTAGACCAAAAGCATATTACGCTTATGACGTTGCAAGTCAATGTGTAGTTGGATTTGCTTACAATAGATATAAAACAACCGATATCGTAATAGAATGCTTTAGAAGTATGTTTAGACTACTTGATAGACACGGTTGGGGTACTCCTGCGCAAGTCGAGGTTGAAAATCACTTGATGACGCAATGGAAGGACAACTTTCTAAAAGCTGATGTGATGTTCCCATTTGTGCGCTTCTGTGCTCCTCAAAACTCGCAAGAAAAGTATGCAGAACCAATGAATGGTGGAAAGAAGAAAGCCATTGAGCATCGAAACCACTTAGGTATTGGACGCTTTTACGGCAAAGGCAAATGGCGTACTGAAAGCAAGAAGATAAGCGATGCAAGTAATGATTTATACGAAGAAAAGGAATATTACACCTGGGAGCAATTGATATTGGAGGATGCTTGCGACGTAATGGAATGGAATAATTCTTTACATCCAAACCAAAAGAAGTACAAAGGCATGACACGCTGGCAAGTGTTTGAAGCAAACATCAATCCAACACTTCAACCAATTAATAAAGCTGTTTTAGCAAGATATATTGGTGAAAAGGTGGAAACGAGCATCAGACGAAACAGCTATTGCAGAGTTGATCATCAAGACTGGTGGCTCAGCGACACGAGCGTTCTTGAAAAACTTGCACCAAACAACATGAAGGTGGACGCTTACTATATTCCAGATGAAGAAGGTAAATATAATGAAGTGTTCATTTATCAAAACGACATGCTGGTTGATAAACTTGAGAATTTAGGCACATTCAACACTGCAGATGCAGAGCAAACAGAAGAGGATAAAGCTATATTCTTGAAGCAACAAAAGAAGATTGCAAGCTTTAGAAAATATCTCAACGACAATTCTATTGCAAATGTTGGTGTTATAAGAGAAAAGGAAACTTATATCGAAGACGAGCAAGAACTTGCTGCAGAGATACAGCCTCTGGAGGAAGAAGAAATAACAACAACA